CGGCTTATCGCCAGTCTCCAAAGGCTCGTTATATGTTCAATGACGAGACGTTGCTTGCTGCCCGTAAGCTTAAAGACGGCAACAACAACTACCTATGGCAGATGGGTGATGTGCAGAAAGGCATTCCTGCTAGTTTCAATGGCCGAGCTTATAGCATTAACCAGGCTATGGACTCGATTGCCGCTGCCAAGAAAGTTATGGCGTTCGGTGATTTTGGTAAGTATTACGTTCGTAAAGTCGGCGCCCCAGTAATTGGAGTGCTTAAAGAGCGTTTCTGGCCAGATCTAGGCATTGCCGGTTTGATTCGTTTCGATGGCGAGCTAGGTGACACTGCTGCAGTTAAGCATTTGATCACTAAAGCGACCTAATCTTCCGCACACGATAAGCGCCGCCCTTCGGGGCGGTTCTTGTTTGGAGAAACGAAAATGCAAATCAAACTTTTAACGAGCCGCGCAGGTAAAGATTTTTGCCAGAACAGAGGTGACATCATCGAGGTTTCAGAGAGTGACGCTAAATCGATGATTGACGCGGGTCAGGCTGAACTTGTTCGATCTGGATCCACAGAGACTGCGACACAGAAAAAACCTAAAGCGGAAAAAGCAAACAAGGGCTGATCCATGACAACTGGCGACTACTTGCTCAATCAAACAGCTGCTCCTTCTGAGACGCCAGTGACGCTTGATGAGGTCAAGGCTGATCTAAAGATAGAGCAAACTGCTGAAGATGAGATGCTCACTGATCTGATTCTTGCCGCTACTGAGTACGCAGCCAGTGTCGTTGGCAAGTCATTTGTAACTCAGACTTGGACGCTATCAATTCGCTGCGCTACCAATCGAATTCATTTACCTGTGTTCCCTGCAATTTCTATCGAGTCCATAACCTATTTTGATGGTGACAATGCCAGTCAGACTCTTGATAAAAATGACTTCTATCTATATTCGGGAGAAGACTGGGCTTACATAGAGGCAAAAGCGGGAACAGAGTGGCCAGCGCTATTCGACCGGCTTGATGCCTTGACCATTGAGTTCGTGGCAGGGTTTGGTGCTGTAGAAAAGGTGCCGGAAACTATTAAGCGTGCAATCAGATTGACGGTTGCCCATTGGTATAGAAACCGCTCCCCAACAATTGCCGGCACGACCGTAAGCAAGGTCCCTATGAGCGTTGACACATTGCTTTCTATACACAGGGTGGGGTGGGTAGGTTGATTAATTCAGACGATATGCGTCATCGAGTTCGTATTGAATACGAGCTAATTACTCAAGACCCTGACTTCGGCACTGACGTGGTTGTGTGGGCAGAGTTAGGTACGAGATGGGGCAATGTGCAAGATGTGCTTCCAAGTCGCTCTGAGTCTGTTCAGGACGGGCTAGAAGTTTCTCGAAACCAAACTCGACTAAGAATGCTTTATTGGACAGACATTGATAGCAGCATGAGAGTGAAGATCAACGATGTGGCTTATCAAATTATATCGGGCCCAGCAGTTATTGGCGACAAGGATGGCATCGAATTGATGCTTGAGAAGGTTTCTAGTTAATGGCTGATATCAATGTGAAAGGATTGTCAGAGCTTCAGAAAGTGCTCGATGCTTTTCCAGTAAAGATCGAAAAGAACATATTGCGTGGAGCTCTACGAGCTGGCGCCAAAGTGGTTCAGCAAGAGGCGAAGTCAAATGCTCGAGTATTGAGCGGTGAGATGCAGCGCGGGATTAAGATAGGAACGACCGCAAAGCGAGGCACTGTAATTGCTAGCGTCAAAGTACGGGGCAAACATTGGTATCTCGCCCAGTTTCACGAGTTCGGCACTAAGCGTGGTGTGCTTGCTCGGCCATTCATGCGGCCGGCTTTGGATTCTCAGGCACAGGCAGCAGTCGTCGCTTACGGTGAGTACATTAAAAAAAGGCTAGATAAGAAGTACGGCCTCGATGCTTCTTACATAATGGTGGAAGGTGACGAATGAGCGGCATTGTTGCGATTAGGTATTTGCTAGCTAACGACGCTGAGCTAACAGCGGTAGTTCCCTCTTCGCGTATTAAGCCTGGGAACTTGCCTTTGAAAACATTATTGCCGGCGATCTCGTTGAGACAAATAAGCAGTGTTCCGCAAAACCTTATCAATACGAACGACCCCAACAGAGTGCACACGGATAGGGTTCAAGTAACGGCCCATTTCAATGATCCTTCTGGAGCTACTGCTGGCACTGGTTACCCCGGCTTGAAAGCAGCTATGAAATTAATACTAGCTGCATGCCCGAGCCAATACGGTTCGATCAATGGCGTACAGGTTCACTCTATTCAGCCTCAGTTCGAGGGGCCTGACTTCCAAGATGAAAGCATCCACACATGCTCACGAGACTTCATGGTGAAGTGGTCTGAGTCGTAACTAAAAACAAATTCAATTAAAGCCCCTTTATTGGGGCTTTTTACATATTGGCGTTCCACTTTGTGCTCCGGCAGTGGACGCTTTAACCAGTGTTCTTGTCGGAGCGCAATCATGAGGATAGAAACATGCCAGCACACAGCGCAGTAACGGGCTTTGCCGATACTATTTACGCAATTTCAGCAAGTATTCCAGCAACGTTTGACGCATCCGGATATGGAGCACTTACATTCACTCCAATAGGAAAAGTTGAATCTTTTCCTGAATTTGGAGCCGATCGGTCAATCAGCGCCTTCCCTGGCATCAGTGGGTTTGAGTACACGAAAGGGTCCCCTCAGTATGGTCAGGGTCCTATGGTGGCTGGTGATCTTCCTGCCGATGTAGGGCAAGTAATCGTTAAGGCCGCTTCTGAATCTCATGCTCACTTTTCTATGAGCCTTACTTATCCTGATGGCGAGATTCATTACCTCGATGTGTTGGTGGGTTCGTGGAAGCTTAACCAGCAGACAGAGAGTGGCCAAATGAAGCGCACTGCCTTAATAGCAGTTTGCAAAAAACCTGTAGTTGATCCAGCTACATAATCCTTTGCATTGGCTCTGCCCTCTGTTCCTTCGCGGGGGCACTGGGCAGGGTCGATGCATCTTTTAAAACTCCCGCGAGGTAACAATCATGACTTTCAATATCAAATCTTTGGCTATGTCTCAAACTGCCGACATGCACGTATGCGATGCAAACGGCGAAAAGCAGTTTAATGATGATGGTGATCCAATCACGATTACCTTCTATGGCCCTGCATCAAAAGAATACCGCAAGGTTCGTTTCGAGAATGAGCAAGTTGCCCAGGCACAGGCTACAGAAATAGTGCTTGGCAAAAAGAGTTCGTTGACCTGGCAAGATAAAGCCGAGAATCGAGCGGAGTATTTGTCGAAGCTGACAGTTTCGTTCAACGGATTCTCCGATCCTAGTGGAAAGCTAAAGGGCGTTGAGTTCTATAAGAGCGTGTTCGAAGACGTTGAGCTTGTCCATATTGCTGACGACTCTGAAAGTTTCCTCAACAATCGCAAAAATTTTACGAAACCCTCTGCCAAGAAGTAATCCTATTTGTAAGGCAGTTAGCGTGGATCAACGCTGTGCCCGAAAAAGCAGAGGGCGCGACTCATTATGTTGCTATGACTCGCCGAGGTCGCATGAAGCTGCTTGGGATCAAACCTACGCTGCCTTCATGTCGAGCCGAGTATTTAGTTCGAACGCTCTTTGAGGTTGGCCCTGATTCATCAGGCAGCGCTTTATCGTTCACTGAGCTTGTCAATTGGCAAAACTCCTCTGGTGTTGAGCTTAGTGCTTGGGAGTCAGAGACGCTTAGGCGTTCATCCATTGCCTACTTGAATCAATCGCAAGCCTCAACAGCATTCGACTGTGACCCGCCTTATCAGACTGAAGAAAGCCGACTGGCAGAGGCAGTAGCCCGAGCCGAATTCACTAAACAAAATCTACGTGACTTAGCAGGATAACCTTATGATTGCAGGGGCCCTTGAGGTGCAGATGTTCGCCAACATAGCGCGAATCTCTAAGGACATGAATGACGTGAAAGGCATTGTTGGCAACAGCATGAACTCTGTCGAGAAGTCAGTTCAGTCTGCTAAGAACGTTATTGCCTCCCTTGGTGCTGGTCTGTCTGTAGGTGTGCTTGCTGGAAAGTTCAAGCAGGTCGCCATAGAGACCGATCAGCTAAGGGGCAATCTCGTAACTGTCGTTGGAAGTCTAGATGGTGCAGGTGCGGCATTTGAAAACCTGACTAAGTTCGCGGCAAAAACCCCGTTTACTCTTGATCAATCAGTCAATGCATTTATCAAGTTGAAGGCGCTTGGGTTGGACCCTTCAGAACGTGCCTTGACGTCCTATGGCAACACTGCGTCAGCGATGGGCAAGGATATGGCTCAGATGATCGAGGCGGTAGCAGACGCCTCTACAAACGAGTTTGAACGCCTTAAAGAGTTTGGCATCAAGGCTAAGCAGCAGGGCGACAATGTCACGTTCACCTTCCAAGGGGTGAGCACCACAGTCGCAAAAGAATCTAAGGCTATCCAAGAGTACCTGCTCGATATCGGCGAGACGAAGTTTGGCGATGCGATGGCGAACCAGATGGATCGGCTGCCAGGCAAGCTATCGAACTTAGAAGATGCGGTTGACGGGCTATTCCGAACAATGGCCGATGATGGCGGCACTTCCGCCTTCGGCTCGGCAATCGGTGGCGCGACGAATGTTGTCGAGCTTCTAGCTGAAAATATAGACAAGCTTTACGGCGGCGCACAAATACTCGCATTGATTCTTGGTGGCAGGCTCGCAGCTTCTGCGTCTGTAAGTGGCCGCGCTTTCCTTGTATCTACAGCAGAAGCTCTCCGATACGAAGCAACTCTTGCTTCTCTGGCTGGCGTTAGTCGCACTGCCGCATTAGCGCAGACAGGGCTTGGCGTGGCAACCAGAGGAGCGGGCGCAGCTATGGCGCTTGTCGGCGGGCCTGTTGGTGTTGCTGTTCTTGCCGCTGGTGCCATGTACATGTTCCGTGAAGAACTGGGCTTCGTTTCGCAAAGTGCGGAAGATGCGATAGCTATGCTAAACAGACTGACTGATTCTCACGAGGAATTAAAAAGCGCTACGGAAGAAACCTCTGAGGAGACTGCCAATTTAACCGTGGTTCAGGCGGCCTACATTCGCATGCAGCTTGAAAACAACTACACCAAGCAACAAGAGAAGCTAGCCGACCTGACAAGTGAGCTTCGAGCCTACGAAAACTTAATCGCCAATGGGACATCATCCAAGACGCTGACCGGTCAGATGCTTGAGATAGCAAATGAAATAGATACTACTCGTCAAGTGTTAGAGCTATACGATCGCAAATTGCAACAAATGGATTTTGTTGGCCCGTTGCGTGATATTGCTCCTGCGGTAGGGGTGCAGACCGAGGCTACCAACAAATACATTGAATCGCTGAAACTTGAAATCGAAAGAATCGGCATGGCTGAACGTGCGGTTTATTTGCTTGAAGCTGCCGACAAAGCGGGTGCGGATGCTAGCGATGCCGCGCGTGCGGAGGCGGTACGACTTGCTGCCGTTCTCTACGAGAAAAAAGAAGCACTAGACGATGCTACCGAGGCGGCTAAGGATGCCAAAAAAACCGAGGACGAATTACGCAAGACGCTGGAAAAGCAAAGTGACCAAGTAGTAACCCTGATTAGCGACTACCGCAACAAAATCGCAATGGTCGGTAAGGCAGAGCGCGAGCAGTACATCTACAACGAAACTTTAAAGATCGGTGAGGGCGTGACTTTACAGGTGCGCATGGCTGCTATTGCGCTAGCTGCTACTTATTACGATATGGCCGAGGCCGCACGGATTTCTGCGGCTGCCGAGGAAAAAGCATCAAAGGACAGAGAGAAAGCTGCCGAAGATGAAGCCAAGAGATTGGCCGATAACTGGCAGCGCACTCATGAGTTTATTACAAATTCATTAATAGAATTGGGTGGCAACGGCAAAAACTTTTGGGAGGACCTAGGAGAAATTTCAAGCAAGACACTTAAGCGAATTGTGGCTGAGTGGGCTGCCAGTGGGCTTATGGGAATGTTCACTGGTCAGGGCACTAGCGGCTTCACAATGGACGCTTTCAACCTTGCTACTGGTAATGGTGGTGGCGGGGGCG